AACTCTAGTCAACCAGTTTCAATCACACCATTGTGTTTGAGTAATATACCAGAATTTACAAGAGAGAAACAAGAAAATCAATCTACAGATTTTGCATTTAGCAGATTTATGGTGCCTAGTTTGAGAAAGTACCAAGGTTTTTCTATCTTTATGGATTGTGATATGATGTTTAGAGGAGATATTGCAGAGTTGTGGGAAAAAAGAAACTACATTTATTCTGTTATGTGTTGTAAACATGATTATGAACCTACTCAACATGCTAAGTTTAGAGGTGCAAAGAACGAGAAGTTTGAGAAGAAAAACTGGTCGAGCATGATGATATTCAATAATAGTTTATGCAACAGATTAACACCTGACTATGTTAATGAAGCTTCAGGTTTAGAACTACACCAATTTAAATGGTTGCCAAATGAAGCCGCTATTGGTTCTTTAGATTTAGAATGGAACTGGTTAGTAGGTGAATATGAATATAATGAGAACGCAAAGAATGTACATTGGACATTAGGTGGTCCTTATTTCAAAGAATATAATAATAGTGACTATGCAGACGAATGGTTTAAACTATATGCAGATACTATCAAGGTTGAACTATGATACATACACACACTTTACCGTGGGACAAATGTTTATCACACCAACTTATGCCTGCCATAAAGAAAGGCTGGAAAGATGACGGTAAAGATATACACTTCTTTTGGGGTTTAGCAGGTCAGAATATTAGACAGATAAAAGAATGTACAGAAAAGGGTGTGGAATGGTGGTATGTAGATGTAGGTTATCTTACTGAACAAATCACAAGATATCCAGAGCCTATAATTAACAATTATGATAACACTTATTTCAGAATATGTAAAGGTGATATTCATACTACAACAAAAGGTATTGCTACACCAGACAGGTGGAATGACCTAAATAAAAGAGGTATAGATTGTGAGTTTAAAGGTTGGAACGATGATGGTAAACACATACTATTATGTCCTTCCTCGCCAACTGTATGTTATCATATTAACAATGTTCAACAAGACGAGTGGATTGCAAGAACACAACTACAGTTATCAGAACTCACAGATAGACCTATTAAAATGAGAAATAAACCAAGACCGAGTAATAAGTGGTGGAACACTGACATTAGAGATGATTTGAAAGATGCATGGTGTGTTGTTACAAACATGTCATTATCAGCAGTTGATGGTATTTTAAATATGACACCAGCTATCACTCATCAACGCAATGTTGCATCGTTTGTAACAAGTCGTAAACTGGCAGAGGTTGAGAAACCTTTTAAACCAGATAGGAAGACGGTACAAGAATGGCTAAACACGATAGCAAATCACCAATTCACTATTTCAGAAATAGAGGATGGTTTAGCATACGACATTTTAAAGGTGCAGTATTCGGCAGGTGGTTAGGATTTGCTCTTGCCATTTTAGGCGTCTATGTGTTATCATCAGCACATATACCTACACAATGGTTAGGTTGGTTGATAACAGGTTTGTCATGTGCTATATGGGTATGGTACGGTTATAAAGATAAAGACTGGCCAAGAATGTTAATGGAATTATTTTATTGCTTTCTAGCAATTAGAGCTATATTGAATTGGATGAATATGATATGAAAAATTTTGTATGTGTATGTTGGGGAGATAAGTACCCTTTTGAGTATGTTCAAAAACTGTACAACATGGTACAGAGAAACACCACAGTTGAACACAAGTTTATAGTCTTTACAGACAATGTTTCTATGCATGGTAAACTTAGTCCTGAAATAGAGATACGAAAATTCTTTCATCACGACTATGAGGGTTGGTGGAATAAACTACAACTATTTTCACCAGAAGCAGACCTTGTAGGCGAAAATCTATACATGGATTTAGATGTGGTTATCTTAGAGAATATAGATGACTTCTTTAATCACGGTGAAGAAGATACATTTAGTATTATCAATAATTTCAATCTATCTACCAAAATATTCAATTCAAGTATATTTAAATTTAATAACAAAACTGCTACAGACCTTATCTGGAGACCTTGGTTGGCCGATAGAGGTAATCTAAAAAGAAACCAAGGTGACCAAGATGTTATATCCATACTGGCCAGTAAAAGTCAGAAATTTAGAGTATTTCCAGATGAATGGTCTTTCTCATATAAGTGGAATAATAGAGTAAATCCAAGATATTCTAAGCAAGATTGGACTTTTGAACGAGGTGTAGGTAAAGTGGCTGTCTTCCACGGAGCACCAAATCCACACGAAAGTGACCAGGAATACATCAAAAACGCCTGGAAGTGACCCTTCCCTCGCTGGTCAATCCTGTCGCACCTCTAAAACCTAGACCAGGTCTCAAAAAAAACTTTAAAAAAAAGCGATAAAGTGCTTGCCATATGGTATGGACTCTGATAGGATATGTGTATATGATAAAGAATTACACAGAAAAAAAACACAAAATAATGGTTAAAAGACATGAAAAAAGGCTTGCCAAGTGTAAGAAATACCTGTATAATAACCTTATTGATTTACTAATGAATACTATAAACACTAACAAAGGAGAACACTACTATGGCTAAAGTTAAAAACTACTACATGGACGAGGCTGAGAAAGCCGTTGATGCAATCATCAAAAAACTAAAAGACAATGTGATTACAAAATCTGTTGCAATCAAAGAAATTATGAATGTCGAAGCTGTCGACCTGATTGATATTGATGAATACAATGTTGAAGAAGTAATCGACATGGAATTAGAAACTGCTTAACAAACAAAAGGACAATACTATGAACACTACATATATCGTAACTACACAAGGCTTAGAAAACTATGGCGCACATGCTGAGAGTGGTAAATTCTCAGATGGCAACCACTATTGGAAGTTTAAGTCTGGTACAGAATACATGGTTACAGGTCTTGACCGTGAACAAGACGCAATGGCATTTGTAATGGCCATCGGTGCAGATAATGGTATTGGTTGGAAAGAATACCCTTGTGATATTCAAACTTATGAAGATTGGATGAAACAGTGGGACATGTCAGATGTACATGACAAAGAATATTATGAATTTAAAATGAAACACATGGTCAAAGCTGACCCTAATACATATAAATTGAAGGAGGGCACATATGATTATTAATGTAGGCGATTATGTTGAATGTAACCACGGTAGAAGTGGTACAATCATCAATATCGGTATCGCAACAGAAAAAACCGATGTAGCGGCTGAGAATGATACAGCCCTAAATGCTAAAACTTATGACACTGAGTTAGGATATACTGGCGCTATTACATATACAGGCGACAGTGGTACACACTGGTGTTATTTCAATCAAATCAATAAAGTTGAAGAAAGTGCTACTAATGAAATATAATGAAGATAAAATCCTGAAAGAGATTGGTGACTATATTAAATCTACATATGGTCAACACTATGCTCAGGTACAAGAGGGTGTTCAAGTGCAAGACTTGTTACGCTCTGCTGGTATTGATAAAGATTTTTGTCAAGCCAATGCAATTAAGTATCTTGCAAGGTTCGGCAAAAAGAATGGTCGTAACCGTGCTGACCTGTTAAAGGCTGCTCACTACATTGTTCTATTAATGGACAGTGAGGATACCACTAACTCTAAGGAGAAATAATGATTGACATTTTAGAGAAGATTGAACAACTCAAATCTATCGCCAAAATGGTCGATGATGGTACACCTAGATATCAGATTGTAGATAAGTGTAATGAAATCATCAATACAGAACAAAAAAAGGTAGATGAATTTGAGCAATGGGCTGAAGAAGAGTCCGCTAGACAAATAGAGTTGGATTTTCAGGATCCAAAGAAAATCGTCACAGATTGCGTTTAGCTCGAAAAAACGAGGCGCCAGGATGCGCCAGGAGACGCTTTAAGAGCTGCTCGAAGGTCGGACTATGGTCGAAAAACCACTAAAAATCACGCTTTTTTTAGGCTTGCCATTGTCCACCAATTCTGATAGGATATACGAATATTAACACTTAACACAAAGGACATATGACTACAAACACATTTAGATACGACAAAGACAGTATTTTTGCAGAATTCAATGATGCAAAATCAAAAGATACCAAACTAGGCAACGGTGATGACAATAAAGTACACACCAACAGAATTAAGTTTCTAAAAGATATGATTGACTTAGAAGCTAAAATGCCTGAAGTCTTTAGTTATGTAAACATTAACTTCAAAAACTTATTGAATGTTTATCTAACTCAGGATCCAAGGCTCACTTTCTACATGAAAGTCTTTGGTAAATCTCCAGATGAAATGGCGGCTGAACAGGCATATGACGGTTAATTATGGCAATTATTTACACTAATACATCAAGTGGCTCACTGAGGCGGAACAGGAAGAAAGCAAAGAACCTGTCCGCCAACCAGTTGGCACAATACAAAGAAGACCTAAGACTTCATAATAAACATATGAAGAAGATACATCTACACGACAAACAAATGAATTTAGAAGACTATATCAAATATAGACACGGTATGTTAAAAATCAAAACTAGAAGTGTGCCATTGAAATCGGTACCATATACTAGAGAAACACCAAATTATCCAAGTTTATCAAATTCTACCAACTTAGGTGGTGGTACGATTGACTACAAAGAACAACAAGAACGAATTGAAGTATCTAAACAATACTCAATTGTTCCAGCATATAACAAAGGTCCTTACATGGTAGTCGGTAAAGAAGACCTTAAAACAGCAGGGAGAAAAGTATGAAGCTAATTGATATGATATCAATAGGAATTATTGCCTTAGCATTTATGTTTATCACAGGTGTTGCTAAAGCAAATCCAGTAACAGATTGGTTTAAAACTGAATGGGTAAAAACAGTTGAATTCCAAAAGGCTAGTTTTTCAGATGCAAAAGAACAAACTGAAAATACGAAGTTAAAATTACAAGACCTATGGTCTAAGGTAAAAGAAAATGTTACACAAGATTAGTCAGTTTTGTGATAAGATTGACACTATAAAAAAGTGTTCAGATGATTTAAGGGTCTTGAAATATCAGACCCCCAAATCAGCCGACAGAGATTTAAGAGTACAAAATTTAATTGACACAATACAGGCAGATTGTTTACTTGTGGCTAACGATAAAGGAGATTATGCTAAAGAAAACTATGATTATTCTGGTGTTGACCATGGCTTTGACCACGGCCTGTACGACAGTGAAAAAAAATGAAAAAAAGAAATATAATCCGACACTTAGTATTATTAGGACTATTATTACCGGTACTCGCTAGTTGTAGTGCCAGTAGAAGTCAAATAGGTGCAGTTGCAGGTGGCACAAGTGGTGTTGCAGGTTGTGTATCAGTAGGTGTATCAGACCCATATGTAACTGGTGCATGTGCCTTGATTGGTGCTTTCGCAGGTGCTGAGATTATGTACAAATCAGATTATGATGTACACAACGCTGTATTCGTAGACCATTTAGATAACTCACCACACGGACAGAGTTACACTAATTGGTATAATCAACAAACTGGCAATTCAGGTATTATTAAGACCACATCATCATACACCAAAGGTCCTATTATGTGTAGAGATTATAACGCAACAGTTGATATTAAACAAAGATGGCCACTGGTTGGTATCGGAGGGTTGAAAAGAGAAGTAATCCACGGTACAGCATGTATGCTACCAGATGGTAGGTGGGTGGAGATGCCAAGATGAAGAAGTTATTAATGTTCTTATTTTGTTCTATGATGTATTCCACGCTTGCCATTTCAGGCGAAAAGGTGTATCATAGTAAAATAAAGTCAATAAATCCAGAAATGGTTGACGGACAGTATTGTTATGTTAAGATTATTATTAAAGAAGTTGATGATACAATTATTAAAGAAGAAATTTTGGAGTGTGCTGACGGTAGAAATAAATTCGACAGTCCAGGTTATTGGGAGATGTTTGCCGAGTTTTACTACAGAGATGTCAATACGCCAGAATATTGCAGGTCTTATTCAAGGTCTGGCCATGCTTTTAAGTCGTTCGGAAAAGTATGTATGAACAAGGACGGTGAATGGGAGAGAAAATAATGATTAAGAACATTATAATTATCGCTCTGGTAATTACTGTAATTACTAAGTTAGGTATGAGTGCAGAAGATATTTTAAACTATCTTCAATCCACGCTTGACAAATTGCAAGAATTACTGTATTATATGAAAGAGAGGATATAAAATGAATAAATTGAAAATGGTAGGATTAGTAAGTGCATTGGCATTAATGAGTGCTTGTTCTTCTACAACCTATCAAATTAAGAACGAGAAATCAGATGTAGTTGATACTGTACCAAAATGGTACATGAGTAATATCAATGAAACTGAAGCTTGTAACT